GCCGAAAATGGTATGCGGGGGGCAATGGCCCGGAATTTCGCTACAGCCAGCCGCAAAATCTGAGTTACCAGTTACCACCCGACGTTGGCCCCTGTGTGCCCTAAAGGCGCGCAACGGCGCGGATTTCTCGCTCGGCGCGCCTGGTAACCCCGACTGGTAACTCGGAAGCCGGTTACCACCCGCCGCGGTACCAAGCCGAATCGAACCACATGACGCCGCGCCTGCCCGACGCGGTCGAGCACTGGCCGCTCGACCGGCTGATCCCGTACGCTCGCAACGCCCGTACGCACGATGACGACCAGGTGGCGCAGATCGCCGCCTCGATCATCGAATTCGGCTGGACCAACCCAATCCTAGTCGACGCGGAGGGCGGCATCGTCGCGGGCCACGGCCGGCTGCTGGCGGCACGCAAGCTTGGCCTCGACACCGTGCCGGTGGTCGTCCTCGATCACCTGACGCCGGCACAGCGACGTGCCTACGTCATCGCCGACAACAAATTGGCGCTCAACGCCGGCTGGAACGAGGAGCTGCTGGCATCCGAGCTGCATGCGCTAAACGGTGAGGGTTTTGATCTTGGACTCACCGGCTTCTCCGAGGCTGAGCTCGATGCGCTCATGGCGCCGCTCGGTGATGAGGCCGAGACCACCGACGGTGACGGTGACGATGCCGCCGACGATATGCCGGCACCGCCCGGCGAGCCGGTCTCTCGCGCGGGCGATCTCTGGCTGATCGGGAACCATCGACTGCTGTGCGGCGACAGCACCGATTCTTCGGCGGTGGCTCGCGTCATGAATGGCGAGAGCGCGGCGCTCGTCTTCACGTCGCCGCCCTACGGCAACCAGCGCGACTACACGACCGGCGGTGTCGGCGATTGGGACGCGCTCATGCGTGGCGTGTTCGCAGCGTTGCCGGTCGCGGACTCGGCCCAAGTCCTGGTCAATCTTGGTCTCGTTCACCGCGACAACGAGTGGCAGCCCTATTGGCAAGCCTGGCTCGATTGGATGCGCGAGCAGGGCTGGCGCCGCTTCGGCTTTTACATCTGGGACCAGGGACCAGGCTTGCCGGGCGACTGGAACGGCCGGCTCGCACCCGCCTTCGAGCTTGTCTTCCACTTCAATCGCAAGGCGCGCAAACCAAACAAGATCGTGCCCTGCAAATGGGCGGGCCACGTCAATGACACGCACGGGGGCATTCGCCACAAGGACGGCCACGTCGGCGAATGGACGCACGCGGGACAGGGTGTCCAGGATACGCGCATACCCGACAACGTCATCCGCATCACGCGGCACAAGGCGCGCGGAATCGAAACGGAACACCCAGCGGTGTTCCCGGTCGCGCTGCCAGAATTCGCGATGCGCGCCTACGGCAACGAGCGCGACATCATCTACGAGCCGTTTGCAGGCTCGGGCACCAGCATCATCGCTGCGGAACGAATCGACCGGCGCGCGCGGGCAATCGAACTCGCTCCCGAATATGTCGATGTCGCGCTCCGCCGGTGGCGCAAGCTCTTTCCTGATCAGCCAGTGAAACTTGATGGCGAAGGCCAAAGCTTCGAAGCGGTCGCGCGCGAGCGCGGGGTCGCAATCCCCGACGACGAGTGACGCACTGCAGGTCGAGTTCTGGCCGATCGACCGACTGCTGCCTTATGCGGCGAACGCCAGAACGCATCCCGACGAGCAGGTCGCTCAGATTGCCGGCTCGATCGCAGAATTCGGGTTCAACGTCCCCTGTCTTGTCGACGACCGCGGCGTGCTGATCGCCGGCCATGGCAGAATTGTTGCTGCGAAGCGGCTTGGCCTACAGCAGGTCCCGGTGATTCGGCTCGATCACCTGACCGACGCTCAAGCGCGTGCGTTTCGCCTCGCCGACAATCGCATTGCGCTCAACGCCGGCTGGAACGACGAGCTACTCTCTGCCGAGCTGGAACGGCTCAAGGAGGACGGTGTCGATCTCGCCTTGCTCGGCTTTGCCGAGGACGAGCTCGATCGACTGCTCGACGAACTCAACGGCGGTGGGGCGGCAGAGGGAGAGGATGAAGTCCCCGAACCGCCCGCCCAGGCGATCACCCGGCCTGGCGACCTTTGGCTGCTTGGACCGCATCGCCTGCTGTGCGGCGACGCAACGGTTGCCACCGATGTAGAGCGATTGCTCGAAGGCGCTAATCCGCACCTGATGGTGACCGACCCGCCTTACGGCGTCGAGTACGATCCCAACTGGAGAGTCGAGTCCGGTGTTTCCTCGACCGCGCGGCCGGGCAAGGTCAACAACGACGACCGCGCCGATTGGCGCGAAGCCTGGAGCCTGTTTCCCGGCGAGGTCGCTTATGTCTGGCATTCGGGGATTTACGCGCGGACCGTGGCGGAAAGCCTCGATGCCTGCGGCTTCCTAATCCGGGCGCAGATCGTATGGGCCAAACCCCGCCTGGTGCTGAGCCGCGGCGACTATCATTGGCAACACGAACCGTGCTTCTACGCGGTGCGCAAGGGAGCGCGCGGGCACTGGCAGGGCGCGCGCGATCAGACCACGTTGTGGACCATCGCCACCGGCGAGAACGACGAGGCCACCGAACACGGGACGCAGAAACCGGTCGAGTGCATGCGTCGGCCGATGATGAACAACAGCGCCAAAGGCGACCTCGTCTATGAGCCTTTCGCGGGATCCGGCTCGACGCTAATTGCCGCCGAGTCCATCGGCCGCGTTTGTTTCGCGATCGAAATCGACCCGCGCTATTGCGACGTAATCATCGAGCGGTGGAAACGAAGCACGAGCGGCCAGGCCATCCGCGACGGCGACGGTCGATCCTTCGAGGAGGGCAAATAAGGATTTGTTAAGGCTGAACAGGCTGGATTAGAAAGGACGCTGATTCGCACAAATCGAGGCACAATGCGGTCGAGCACGCTTTTTACAATCGGATACGAGGGCAGTTCGATCGTTGACTTTCGAGCGACGCTCGAAGGCGCACAAATCAACCTTGTGATCGATGTTCGTGATGTCCCCATTTCGCGCAAGCGGGGATTTTCCAAGACTGCGTTAGCCAGTTGGCTTGCCTCGGCCGGTATCTCTTATCTGCATTTGAAAGGTCTCGGAGATCCGAAACCAGGGCGAAACGCCGCGCGCGAGGGCCGCTTCGCAGATTTCCGTCGAATTTTCGCAGCTCATTTGGCCAGTGACGTTGCCCAGGCTGATCTAGCCCGGGCGGTCGAAGCCGCCATCGACAACAAGGCCTGTCTCCTCTGCTTCGAGCGAGACCATCACAATTGCCATCGGTGCATGGTCGCAGAAGCCATGGTTCAAAGGTGTGGCTTCAGACTTGTACATCTAGGCGTTCGTTCTGGGCTTGCGACGAATCGCATCCCGGCATTTGAATGCACGCATGGTGGAGCTCCAGCCATCCTCGGGTAGCGCTGAGGCCGTCGTCATCGTCAAAGCCGCGCCCCAAGTCGGGCAGCGGCATGGTGAAACAGTTTGCTGTGCGGGCATTGACCTCTACGGCCATTGGTTGCGGCTCTATCCGGTATCATTTCGGACGTTGGATGAAGGACAGAAGTTCGGAAGATGGGATCGGATCAAGTTCAAGTGGCGTCGTCCAAATGATGATCCGCGGATCGAAAGCAGACGCGTCGATCAGCAATCGATTGAAATCGTTGGCGAGCTGAAGCCCGCCGAGCGAGAAACATTCCTGGCGAAACTGATCGTCACAAGCCTCAATCGCGAACGAGAGGCTGGGCGCAGCTTTGCACTTCTGAAACCGGAAATACTAAGCTTCAATGCCGAACGTAAGAGTGACGCGGAACTTGCCGAAGAAAAGAGCCGATTTGCAGCGCTGCATGCACAAGCCGATCTGTTCAATTCCAAGCCGATGATCCCCTACAATCCGTGTCCCTATCATTTTCGATACAAGTACCGGATTGATGACGGTGTGCGTGAAGGCACTTGCCAAGACTGGGAAATCGAAGCGACGTTTTTCAATTGGAGCAGACGGTACGGTGAGCAGCAAGCGCTCGACCACATGCGGCGGGTTTTCGGTGAAGAGTATCCGAGCAAGGGCATGCTGCTCGCTATGGGCACACATTCACTCTATCCCGACACGTGGCTCATCAACGGTGTGATCCGGCTCGATGAGGTACGTCAATTGTCGCTGTTCTGATCAACGTTCGTCGCCGCTTCAGTTTGGCAGCGGATTCGACCGTGGATGTTCTGCAGTCTTAACGCGAGATGATATCTGCTAGGTTTGAGCCTTGGTCTGTGGCGGCAACGGCAAACGCTGCCGAACGGTGAAGTCCGGCAGCGTGCTCAAGTTTGTAGGCGATTGACCTAGTTTACGATGCGGTAGACGCGGCCGCGGCTTTCGACCTTCTCCGACTGCACGTTCAGGCCAAGCTTCTTCTTGAGCGAGCCGGCGAGCACACCACGGACCGTGTGCGCCTGCCAGTCGAATTTCTTGACGATCTCATCGATCGTGGCGCCCTCGGGACCCTTGAGCATCTCGATGAGTTGCGCCTGCTTGCTGTTGGCGCGTGTGCCGGGCGTCTTGGCTTTGGTTCGGACCTTCCGCTTCTGAGAAGTCTTGGTCTTCGCCTTGCTAGTCCTTGCCTTGGTTGTCTTTGCCATCTCGGGCTCCGTTGTAGCCGGGCCGCGACCATCGCGACCCTTCTACGACCCCGAGCCCCGCGTCAGGGTGGGGCAGAGCCTTGAGGGGCGGAAGCCAATCAATTTCGGTGCGACAGCACGCGGTCCATCGACTGCTGGAAGGTTTCGTTGGGAAGTGCAGTCTCGGCGGCGTGCCGGAGCACGCCAAGCATGACCAGCTGCGCGCGTCTGACTGCCTGTTCAAGTGTTTCTCCCGGCAGGACGTCGGTACCGCAGTTTGCGAGAAAGTTTCGCAGCGCCGGCTCGCGCGCGGCAGCAATGCGGGCGCGAATCTCTGCGGGCGAAAGTCCGGTCCAATCCTCCATGATCACGCTCCTCCTGGCGATCTCGATTCCGTGATGGCGCCATAGAGGCGCTGCTTCGGCCCGGAGCCAAGCGAATAATCGGATCATTTGATTGCTTGGTTCGCCGCACAGTCATCATGGGATTATCAATCCGCGCTTATGCCAAGCGGCGTGGCGTCAGCCACGTTGCCGTGCTCAAGGCCACGAAGGCCGGACGTATCCCGCTTGAGCCGGACGGCACGATCGATCCCGCCAAAGCCGACGCAGCCTGGCAGCGCTCCACGGATCCCGGGCGTGGCAAGGCCAAGGCGAAGCCGGCCTCAGCTGGCGAAAAGCTACGTCCCGTCGGCGAAGCCGCACTCGGCTCCGTTCGCGAGACGCTGAAAGAGCAAGGCTTACCTGCCGGCGGCAACGTGACGTTCGTCCAGGCGCGCACCGCGCACGAGATCGCCAAGGCTCATCTCGCGCGGCTTCGCCTGCAGCGCATGAAGGGCGAGCTTGTTGATCGCGCTCGCGCCACCGCACTTGTGTTTCGCCTGGCGCGTGAGGAACGCGACGCGTGGGTCAACTGGCCGGCGCGTGTCGCGGCTTTGATCGCAGCCGACCTCGGCGTCGAGGCACACGCGGTCCAGAAACTCATTGAGACGCATGTCCGCGGTCACCTCGCCGAGCTCGCCGAAATTCGAGCCGAGTTCCGGTGACCTGTTCGCGTTCGAGGGCGCGGAGGAACTCGCCCAAGCCTGGCGCGACGGGCTGCTGCCCGATCCGGCGCTGACGGTTTCCGAGTGGGCGGATCGCCACCGGGTGCTGAGCCCGCGCGCCTCCGCCGAGCCAGGCCGCTACCGTACCGATCGCACGCCCTACATGCGGGCGATCATCGATGCGCTGTCGCCGACCCATCCGGCGCGCCGCATCGTGGTGATGAAGTCGGCGCAAGTGGGCTTCACGGAGGGTGGCAACAACTGGATCGGTTACGTCATCCATCATGCTCCCGGGCCGATGCTCGCGGTGCAGCCGACTGTCGAGCTTGCCAAGCGCTTCTCTCGCCAGCGCATCGATCCTCTAGTCAGCGAGAGCCCGGCGCTGCGGGAACGCGTGAGGCCCGCGCGGTCGCGCGACGCCGGCAACACGGTGCTGTCGAAGGAGTTTCCGGCGGGGCTCCTTGTCATTACCGGCGCGAACAGTGCGGTCGGGCTCCGCTCGATGCCGGCGCGCTACCTGTTTCTCGACGAGGTTGATGCCTATCCGCCATCGGCCGACGAGGAAGGCGATCCAGTTGCGCTGGCGGAAGCTCGCACGCGTACTTTCTCGTGGCGCTCCAAGGTCCTGCTCGGCTCGACGCCGACCATTCATGGCCTGTCGCGGATCGAGCGCGAGTACGAGGCATCGGACCAGCGACGCTACTACGTGCCGTGCCCGCATTGCGGGGATATGCAGTGGCTCAAATTCGAACGGCTGCGCTGGGAGCAGGGGAAACCCGAGACCGCTCACTACGAATGCGATGTCTGCGATCGTCGCGTCGAGGAACACCACAAGACGGCCATGCTCGAGGCCGGCGAGTGGCGCCCGACCGCGGAAGCACAGGATCCCGGCACAATCGGTTTTCATATCTCGGCGCTCTATTCTCCGGTCGGATGGCTCTCCTGGGAAGCCATCGCCCGGCTCTGGGAAGCCGCTACCACAGACGAGGCCAAGCGCAGCTTCAAGAATAGCGTGTTGGGCGAGACCTGGGTCGAGACCGGCGAGGCCCCGGACTGGCAGCGGCTTTATGAGCGCCGCGAGTCCTGGCAGATCGGCACGGTGCCGAGCGGCGGCCTGTTCCTGACAGCGGGTGCCGACGTCCAGAAGGATCGCATCGAACTCGACGTCTGGGCCTGGGGCAGAGGTCTCGAAAGCTGGCTCGTCGATCACATCGTGGTCGAAGGCGGACCCGAGCAAACCGAGACATGGAATGCACTTCAGAGATTGTTGGGCCAGGCTTGGCCACATGCTTATGGCGCTCAGCTAGGCCTTGCCAAGCTTGCAATCGACACCGGCTACGAGTCTCCCGCCGTCTACGCCTGGTCTCGTAAGGTCGGCCACGCCCAGGTAGCGCCCATCAAAGGTGTCGAGGGGTTCAATCGCGCCGCGCCGGTTGCGGGCCCGACGCACGTCGACGTCACCGAAGGCGGCAAGAAGCTTCGCCGCGGCGCGCGGCTTTGGACGATTGCGGTCGCGACCTTCAAGAGCGAGACCTACCGCTTCCTGCGACTGGCAGCCCCCACGGACGAGGAGTTCGCAGCCGGCGCCAGATTCCCCGCAGGGTACATCCACCTGCCGCGCGGAACTGACGCCGAATGGGTGAAGCAGCTCGTCGCCGAACAGCTGGTCACGGTGAAAACGAGGCGGGGCTTCACCCGGCTCGAATGGCAGAAGCTGCGCGAGCGCAACGAAGCACTCGACTGCCGGGTCTACGCGAGAGCAGCCGCGTGGATCGCCGGCGCCGATCGCTGGACAGAGGCGATGTGGCGCGACCTGGAACAGCAGGTCGGCGCCGCAGAAGAAGTCGAAAGCAATCAGCCGTCTGAAGCTCTCTCTGAGACCGTCGCCGGCGTCATCAGGCGCCGGCCCGAGCGCCGCGGGCGGCGTGTATTCCGATCGACCTACCTGAGCTGACCGATGACGCTTGAAGAGATGACGGCGCAGCGCGACGCGCTTCTCGCGGCCCGCTTCCGTGGCGTGCGCACCGTCGAGGTCGACGGGCGGCGGGTGACCTACGCTTCCGACGCCGAAATGGCGGCCGCCATTACGGATCTGGAGCGCCGCATCGCCGCGGCCCAATCGGGTGGTCGGAAGCGTCGAATCCTTACGTCGGCTTCGAAAGGGCTCTGAGTGCTTGCCTCGCTGACAGCATTCAGGCGCCGCGTCGGCGCGTTCATCGGTGGGTTCGAGGCGGGGCTGGCGAACCGCAGGCTCAAGGGCTTCCTGCCAAGCCGGGCGCATCTCAATACGCTGATCGCGGCGGCGGGTCCCGACATCACGGCACGGGCCCGCTGGCTCGTGCGCAACAACGGCTATGCCGCGAACGCGATTGAGAGTTGGGCCGGCAATGTGGTTGGTGCCGGCATCAAGCCGTCCTCGATGATCTCGAATTCGGGACTGAAGGCCCAGGTGCAGAAGCTCTGGCTTAACTGGACCGACGAGGCCGATGCCGAAGGTTTCACCGATCTGTACGGCCTGCAACGGCGTGCGGCGCGCGAAGTGTTTATCGCGGGCGAGGTGTTTTTTCGGTTCCGGTCGCGCCGGCCGCAGGACGGACTCTCGGTCCCGCTGCAGTTGCAGATGATTCCCTCCGAGATGCTGCCGCTCAATCGCAACGAGGTGGCACCGGGCGGGAATGTCATCCGGCAGGGGATCGAGTTCGATGCGATTGGACGGCGGGTCGCCTACCATTTCCTGCGCCGGCACCCGGGCGACATCACGGATCCCGGCCTTGCCGGCGACATCGTGCGCGTGCCCGCGTTCGAGGTCGTGCACGTGATCGATCCGGTCGACGCCGGGCAGCTGCGCGGCGTCTCGCGTTTTGCCGCCGGTATCGTGAAGCTGTTCCTGCTCGACCAGTACGACGACGCCGAGCTCGACCGCAAGAAGGTTGCGGCGATGCACGCGCTCTTCATCACGACGCCCGCGCCGGCCGAGCCGCTCGACGCCGCCGAAGGTCGCGACGAAAACGACGAACGCACGATCGATCTGCAGCCCGGCCAGATCACCATGTTGGATCCGGGCGAGGAGGTGCAGACGTCGGCCCCTGCGGATTCGGGCCAGACCTATGAGCCGTTCCAGTACCGGACTTTGCTTCAGGTCTCGGCGGCGCTCGGCGTGCCGTATGCGTACCTGTCGAACGATATGCTCAAGGCGAACTATTCGAATTCGCGCCTGGCGCTGCTCGAATTCCGTCGCCGCATCGAAGCCTACCAGCATGCCGTGGTGGTCTGGCAACTCTGCCGGCAGGTGTGGGCGCGCTGGATGGACACCGCAGTGCTGGCGGGTGCGCTCGATCTTCCGGGCTATGACCAGCGCCGGCGTGAGTATCTCGCCTGCGGCTGGCTGCCGCCGAAGTGGGACTGGGTTGATCCGCTGAAGGATGCCCGCGCCGAAATCGAACAGATCGATGCAGGCTTGAAGAGCCGCACGCAGGCACTCGCCGAGCGCGGCTACGACGCCGAGCAGGTCGACGCCGAGATCGCAGCGGACAAGGCTCGCGAGAAATCGCTCGGCCTGACCTTCGGGTCGCCAGCGCCTGGGACGCCGCTGCCAAGCGACCAGGCTGATGCATCCAGCGCCAACTGAAGGGCTGACAATGCTCAATCTGCCGCATGTGGCCTCCCGGGTGTTCGGGACGCCGCTGATGATCGCGCGCGCCAAGCTCGAAGTGATCCTCGGCGTACTAGCTCCGCGCTTGCGCGGAAGCGCAGCCGAACCGATCGATCCGGAAGCCGATCCGGCGCCGCCGATTTCGATCACGGTCGAAAAGATCGCGGTCGTTTCA